AACGCCAGTTGTCATGCCTAGCACTGTTGCGCCTAGTTTACCTGTGCCATTTGCAACACCTTTGACTGCTGGGGCTACGACTGATAAAGGATTTGTATATTTTGCCCCCATCTTAAGCGCATTCGCCAAAGCTGCCGTTTTAGGAATTTGTGCGGCCGCAGAACCGCCAGCCGTTAAAATTGCCGATAAGTCAGCCGCGGCTCCTACTGGATCTGTCGCCAGTGTGTTTTTAAAGCCCTCCGTTGAGCCATAGCGTTGTTTGTATGAATCTGCGACCGCACGCCCAGTCTGTGACAAATCTTTCGTTTTTTCTGGATTCCAGTCAATAGCATCTACCGCTCTTTTAAGGGGGGCAGGATAGTTGTTGTAAAGAAGCCCCGCTCCAGCATCGGCGGCACTTTGAATTGTGTGAAATGGGTGTGCTATTGCTTGAGCAATACCTCCTATTAATTTACCGCCACTTGACCCAACATTGCTAATTGCCTCTAAAGGCACATCAGACCAATTCCTTCTTGTTGGTTGTTTTGGTTCATCTGGTAACATTTGATAACCAGATTGTTGCTTTGGCTCATCATCAAGTAATACGTAAGGCATATTATTTCCCCTTTACCCATGATTTGCCATTACTGACAATGATTGTGCCATCTGGCGCACGCATACGCTTCCCTGCATATTGTGCTGGATTTGGTAGTGATTCGAATGTCTGGCTTTGTGCTGGTTTTGGTGATGTTGGCACGTTGTATGAAGGCAATGAACCAGTTTGCTGATACTGCTGAAGTGCTGTATTTGCAGTTTTAGCCGCCTGTTCTGCTACTTGCTGCATAATGTCCAAATATTTTATTCGGTCTTGATTGCTTTGTGCATTTGTAAAATCACCTGAAGCCTTATCGTATCTTTCCGCATCTGAAGAAGATACGCCAGCACCTAAAGATCCGTGCGCTAGTACTAGCTCATGCCCTAATTTCTTTAATGCCTCAGTATTTGTTGCTGTACTAGAATTGTTTAATCCATAGTTATGCGCTATTGAAGCTAAGCGGTCTTGTGGTGAGTTCCCATACGTTCCCTCTTTCATTAATCCGCGTATTTGCTCAAAAACTGGCATCACATCGCGCATTGTATCTGCTGTCGCTGTTATTTTCTTTAATGAGTCTGTTTGCACACCAAGCAATTGTTTCTTGCGCTCTTTTTCAGTTTCACTTTGCAGTTTAATGCCCTGCTGTACTGGTTCTTTCTGAACACCGCCAACACTTTGACGAACGGCGCTCAATAGTCTATCTCGATCATCAGCAGATAATGTTTTATCGTTTTGTACGGCTGTTACCACTTCGCCAGCAGTTCTACCGTCAAATTTCGCAGTCTGACCATTACTCAACTTAACCGAACCAGAAACAGCTTGATTCGGATTATATTCAAACGATTGTTCGGTTAATCCTGTTGCAGTTGGACTTATTCCGCCGCCCGCCATTTTCGCTGCTTGAGCGCGAGTCATCTTAAGCACACCTTGAGGCGTATCAACATCAATCAAATCAAATGACGCTTTAGGTTGCTCTTGCGCTTGCGCAATTAACCCTGCGCGAGCTGCTGCCGCTTCTGCCGAACCCTGAATTGGCGACGTGATTAACTGACCATTTGCACCAACAGTGGTTTGCATTCCACTTGCAGCGTCTGGCGTGATTGACATCTTGCCTTCTGGCGACGTAACAACCTGATTTGGGCTAGTGATTAGTGTTGCATCATTTCGAGCCTTAGTGGTGCTGAGCTGACCCATTAAGCCACGATCCTGCCCCATTAAATCCATTGCTTTAATTGAGTCTGGAATAGTCATGGCATTTTCAGCTAATTTTTCACCCAAAGCTGGATTAATCATCATGGCTAGTTTTATTTGTTTGGCTTGTTGCTGTTGTGGGCTTAATGTAGGTGCTTGAGGTGGCGTAAATCCCGCACGGTAAGGTGCAATAGGTTGACCGTTCGCGTCTGCAACTTGAGGTTGTGCGCTTGGTTGTGCCGTTGGTGCGCCCACTCCTAGCAATTGATCATATGCTGCATTTTGACGTGTCGCCAATGCTTGAGATAATGCTGCTTGCTCAGTGTCGTTTTTGCTGGTCATGTAATTTGAACCAAGTGCTTGAGCTAGTTTCGACAATCCCGCAAGTGGACTTTTTGGAATAGCCCAGCCGCCTACTATTTCAGTACCTTCACTTGGTTCCATTGACTGTTGGCGCAATAAATCCGCCATTGCTTGTGATCGCATTAGCTTGGTTTGCTGTGCGACTAAATCTGGTGCAAATGTTGGATTAATCGCAGATTGCGCCATGATTAAAATCCTCCAATTTTCGAGTAATCAACTGACATAAACCCATCATCGCCAACACTTACTGCGTCTGGAATTAATGGTAAAACATCTTGAGCCATCACGCCCACGCGCAATTCTGAATCTGGCTTATCTGAGATATATCTGAAGGTATAAAGCGGCAAGCCGTTATCAAGCATTGCAATTTTTGTAATATCCATTTTTAAACGAATATCTGAAAACATCATCGCGCCTGTTTGAGCTAAACCTAAGACCGCATCTCGATTGGAGTTGCCTTGCGCGACTTTTGAATTATATAAACCCATGTTGTATTGGTTTTGATTGCCAAGTGCGCCACTATAATCTGCGCCGCCTGTTGTTGCTTGCTGTGGCGCATTGACAAACGAAGGGCTAGAAACCTGAGACCCGCTCATTACCGCATTGAGCATATTAATAGGCTGGTTCTGCAATTGCGTCTGTAAAGCCAATTGCTGGTTTTGAGCATTTTGACCAACGTTAATACCGTTTAATGCAGCTTGTGAGCGCAAATCATTTTCTGATTGGTTTTGAGCACGCATAGCATTGTCATATGCCTCGCTACCCTGCATCACGCCCTGATTAGCCAGTTGATTTTCTAGGCTCTTATGTTGCTGGTCAATCATTGGCTGATAACGAGCCATAAGCGCTTCCTGCCCAGTCTGACCAGCGTTAACCATATTCGCTGGTAGGCTTGCCATATTAATCGGGTTATTAAGCGCATCACGCACCTGTCCGAGACCTTGATTGGCTAGTTGCCCCAAACCAATCTGAGCGTTCGTCGTTTGGTCGTAGAGCTTTTGCTGGTCGGGTGAATATGATTGCGTTGCTGTATAGGTCGGGTTACCTTGCGCGTCTTTGCCAGATTGCGTATAAGTCAAATTACCTTGAGGCGTAACCTGATTAACGCGATTCGCTGAAGCTGCTGCCTGAGCCGCTTTTAAATTACCTTCCGCCGTAGCTGTTGCTGCGCCTGTATAATCTGGAGCTGCTGGAGCTGCTGGAGCTTGCGGCATTAATAATTTACCAGCTAGACCTGTTGCTGCTTTAGCGCCCATAATTAAATCCACCTACAATTGATTTTCTGTAATTCCAATAAGACTGCATCGGAATCACCGCAGCCACCTTTAACTTTATGCACTTCTGTGAAGCCCAAATGTTTAGTAAATCTTAACGATCTTTCATTGTCCGATGATACGATATTTAACACTGCATTGCATTTAAGTTGGTTAAACACGTAATCAAAAACATGGTGCAAAAATGTTCTAGTTAACCAGTTGCCATCACCAGCGCAATGTATTGAACACATGCCGCCAATATAGGTATCAATTAATGCGCCACCAACCAATTCACCTTTTTTCATAATACCTATGGCTGCAAAATCATCTTTAGATAATTGTGCGCCCAACCTATCGCATACCCATCTACCTACAAATTCCTTTTGATCTAAAATAATCATACGACACCACCAGCATCAAGAAGATAATCTGTAGCTAGCCAACGAATATTCAGATATCGGCTCGCCCCTTTCATGTGTGCAGCTATACAATAGCCAAGACCGAACGCGGTTTGCCAATCTCTTTTAATAGTCATCTCGCCACCCCAAACATTTACACCATCCCACAATGCCACATCCCATTCAGCAGGGATTGGCGTTGTTGGGGCAAATGTCGGGTTTCCCTGCGGAGCGGTAGTGCTATAGTCCACATTCACGCCAAATAAGATGGTTGGATTGCCGTCCGTTGCAATAATAGGCCGCAACATTTTTACCTGTTTTAGTTGAGCATGATTGCCGAAATAATTAAAACTCTGCTGTGCCTCATATTCGATATTTGTGTTGTTATCTGCCTGCGTATCCCATGCCTTATAAATCGCTGTTGCTCCGCCGAAATATATTAGGTCGTTATGAAGCTCCCAACTGTGAGCATTCCATCCAATAAATCGAGACCATGCGCCACTAATTGTATTCATGACCAATTGATAAGATTTATCGGTCTGATATGGGATATTCACGATTAGCATATTTTGCTTGGGGAAAACTACTGTTTCCCATCCAAAATTGGCTCCGTAAAAATCCGTGTACTCCGACATGATATGTTGTATTTTATCTGTTAAAGCTTCATGCGTGCTTACACGAGATGACATCAAGGCTTTTGATAGTGGCAGTAGTCCATCTTGCGTAATAATTGTCAGATCGCCTGCATATTTCATCATACAGCGTCGACCAATAGGCGATCCGATGTCGTATACCCCGATAAGTGTCCATGTGGCGGCTGTTGCAGGGTCTGTGCCTTGATAGACTGCTACCTGCCCTTCCGACGTGATAAATACCGCATAATCATCCATGCCATAACCAGCATCAAGCGACCAATCACCCATCGCAACAAGATAGCCACCTCGATTAAATAAACTGTTAAGTTCGATTGATTGCGCTGCCCCGCCAATTGACAGCGTAGGCATGTACCATACTTTAGTGCTATTTTTCTCTACAAACCATAGGCGGGACTTAAACACAGCTACATTAATAAACACTGCTGGATTAACGCCTGTAATCGCAAAATTAACGTCTGGCGTGGCAATGCCTGTCACCGTAGTTACGCCCAAAGGTGCAGCTAATGTGTAGTCGAATGTAGATGCGCCCGTGACGGTAATTTGATATGTTCCATTATATCCTGCTGGCGTAAAGCCACTAATAATGACATAGCGCCCTGTGACCAGATTATGCGGATTTGCCATCGTCACACTGGCGAGCGTGCCAACACTGGTAATGCTTGTGACTGCCGTATTAAACGCTGCTGAGAATGCATTGCCAATGCTGTTCCCGTTATAGATAAGTGGCGCATCTGCACCATTCACCATTACAAGGAAATTGCCCCCTGCTGTGCCGAAATTGACATGCTGAAACTTGTCGCTTGTCTGGGTTGTTGTTAGTGGCGCTCCGACAGCCCCCTGAAATGATGCGTCATAAACATTCGCCCCTGCTGCTGCAAATAGCTTCTGAACGCCGTTTGGCGGTGAATATGACGCTAGAGTGTTAACTGGAACTGGAAAGCCTGTCACAAATTCAGTGTAGCCTTTGCGAACCATGACATCAAAAGGCGTGCAAAAGAAGTTATCTAAACGGATCGCATCTTTTACATCCATCTCTGCAACAGAATCTCTCGCATTCCATCCACCAACAGGCGACGGAACAGATAAAGTCTTTGCTGTTTGTCTACGGGTTAACCTGCGCTGAGGTGATCTCATCATGCATTCCAGCTCCCTGATGGGATTAGGACAATGGGCTGGATGTCATACTGTGCGCCAGTCATATTTAAGGTTGGCTTACTACCATCACGCCCGATTGCATCATTTACCTTTCTCTCGTATTTTGCGAAATCTTCCGCATAGTCTAAACCCTTCGCTGCCTTCCATCGCCAAATCGTGCCGAGAATGATTAGCTTATCGTCTAGTTTTGGCGTATCTAAATCATTCGTCCATACTGAGGCCGTGCCTCCCACAGACTTAGAAACCCAATCTGATGAGGCGTATTCGTAAGCGCAGGTTTGACCTGCTGGTGGCGCGGGATAGAATAAGAGATTACCTTGAAAAATACGAAACGAATTAAATGGCCCATTTAATTGCATGGCTTTCTGTTGCTGCCATTCCTGCTCTGATCGAGCGCCATAAACTGGACGGCGTAAATCCCGATTCCAAATCGTGTCATTGATTAGATATTTGAACCCGCTAGACAGTGCTTCCATTGCCCCTTGAGTTTCAGAGGCAACGGTTGTAAACACAGTTTCAGATTGGAGGGCTTGCCATTGAATGCGGTCAGCTAACTCTTGACCTTCTTCATTGCATAATTCGACTAGCTGGATTATCTGCTGATCTGTTGCGGATACTGCGGTATTTGGGGCTAAAATACCGATACGGCGGCATGTTGCTTGAATAATCTGTAAGCACGTTAACGCCATATCGGTTCACCTTTATTTACTCGTTTTGATTGGCAGGAGGACGGCCGCGACGTGGTTTATCTTCGTCTTTGGTTAATGCGTCCAGCTGTTCTTGCATTTTGTCCATTTGATCCTGCAAGCGACGGTTGTTTTCGTTCGCGTCCGCAAGCTCTTTAACGATTGGCGATAAATCAGACTTAGCCTGTATATCACCTCGCGCCAAATCCCGCAATACTCGACCATCCATACCGATTGTATCGAGCGCACCATCTGGAACTGCTGCTAAATCTTCCACTGTTGGGAATGTTTTAGCTAATATTTCACGACGCTGTTTAAGCAAGCGTTGCCATGTGATTAATGGCGTACCGTTGCGCGGTAGTGTTGTGCCTTCTTTATGTGCTTCAAGCCCTTTCTCGAACTCTTTAGCCCAATCACGATCATAACCACCTTGCATTGCTTCTTTTTTCTTACGCGCAACAAATTCTTCTGCTTCAAATTCCATTGGATCACCACGATGTCCGTGGGGAACAACCAAAATAAACGTTTTCATTGCTGGAACTGGATAACCTAGTTCTTCTGACGCTTTAAAATCTTCGCCGTGTTCACGGTCTTCAAATCGAAAATAAGGAATACGACCTTGTGACATCTGCATTTTATTACTCCGAAATACCAGCGGTTGCGCTGAACTTCATTATACACAAAATAAAAGAAACCGCCCTCAAATGTGAGAGCGGCTTTGGAGAACTATTATGTTATCGCACCCTGAAGGAATGGGCGGTTAATCTGACCAACGATGTAACCTGTATACGTTGCAGTCACGCTAGAGCTACCGCCTGCCGAACAGTTAGCAGAGAGCGTTACTGTGCGACTATCAACATCCACCGCAGTGATTGTGCCTGATACGCCTGTGCCTGTAACAGTGAGACCAGGAACCCAGCCATCAACGTTTTGAACTGTAATAAATGGCGTGCCATTTTTAAGGGTCGCTGTTTTAACCACTGTTAAAGTCGAAGCACCAACCGATACCGCATTGAGAACTTGACGACCTGCGCTGTTAGCTGCAACAGAGCCAGCGGTTGAGGCATCAATACCAAATGTTACACCAGCCGCGACTGATGCTGTGGTTTTGATGATCGCATTACCACTAATCTGCACCCAACCGTATTGAACTGCTGCCACCGATGCAACATCGTTCAAGTTAATAGCAATTGGACGACCTGTATTGGCTGCTGCTGATGCGATACCTGCAACATGGTTAGCTGTACCGCCAAAGCCCGAAAGCGTTACAACTGTACCACGCGGAATTGCTGTTGATGCTGCAAACTGCACATACATAAACTCAGCAGAGCCATAATAATTGTCTACTGCTGTGATGATTGTGCCCAACTGATCCCGCTGCACCGTATCAACAACGTTGATATACCCTTGTTGCGTTTTCCCCACGATTGGGGTGACTTGAGAATAAGCCATATCTTTAACCTCGAATTTGAGAAATAAGGAGAGCGCCAACCTTGGCCGACGCTCTTTAAATCTTATGCTTTCATGACAGCTTGAAGCGAACGGTTTGACAACGCCAAGTTACCTTGCCAGATAATCGTTTTGACCATCGCATCTTGGTTGATCGAATTAACGTCATCCAACATTGTCATGTTTGCGTCTTGATGAACGACCAATTCAAGATAATCGGTATTCAAGAAATACGCATGTGCTGGAGGGATACCGCCGCTTGAATCAAAGAATACATCAGCGCGCTTATACTTCATGCTAATCATGCCGCCTTGACCGTTTTCATCGCTAGTATAGCGTTTCAAGCTGGTCTGTGACTGTTCGTACATGGTGAAGTAATCATCACTCATTACGATCAAATCTGGCATGTCTGCGCCACGTGTTGCTGCAAGCCACGTAGGGAGCATTAAGCTTTCAATGGTTGTAGCACTTGGCGTGATAGCAGAACCGCCTTGCAATGGTGACGCGGCAGACTGAACGATATTGCGCCAGAATGGGAATGTCGTTGAGTTAATACCGCCGACCGTACCTGTGCCGGTGTCAGAAATAAGGGCTTGCAAGCCGTTAATCTGATTGGTTGCTGTACCGTCAGAATACAAATCAGCCGAGAGACCATTAGCCATTGAGTGCTGCGCGTTGCGAACTTTAGCCTTTACAAAGTTGATGATCTGGTTTTCGCCGCTATTGGTCCGCATTTCGAGACCAGAAACAGCCAAATTGACCGCTACTTGTCGCCATGCGTACTCAGCCGCCGAAATCACATCAACTGCACCAATATTCAGAACATCAAAGCCTGAATAACGCTGATAAGTGGTGTTTGTTGCGTATTCAATCGGCATTGCGATAGACAAACCACCATCTTCAAGACGGATTTTGTCCTTTTGCTGCAAGCGACGAAATAGAGCATTATGTTTTGTTACGTTGTCAGCGATTGTTTTCTTATGATTTCGGAATGTAGTCGAAACCAACTCAGAAAATACCCCAAATCCTACGCCTTGACCAGGAGAAGCCATGATAATTTACCTTTTAAAAATGTTTAACCACCGTTTGTCAGTCTGCGGAAATTGGCTCTAATGTCTTCATCCATTGAGAGTGGAGCCGCGACTGGGGGCAATGAAGGGCGTGCTCGAATATTCGAACTAGCCGCATTCTTTGCTACTTGTGCCTTTTGCTTGCTAGCATTCACTTGTGCCGCTTGCTGTTCTGCAAGAATTAGCGCGCGTGTTTGTGGGTTTGCAAAAACGGCTTGGTCATAAGCATCTTTAAGGTTTGTCGCTTGTCCTGCTTGTAGTAGCGCAGACATATGCGGCTTCACACTATAGAAATACTTATTGTTCGGATCATTGGCAAAAGTGGCAATTTCACTGTGTAGTGCCGCCTGTTCTTGCTGCTGCGCCGATTGATTTTGATTCTGTATCCATCCCTGCAACTGTTGCACTTGTTGCTGGAGTGCTTGAGTTGTTGGGTCAACATATGGCTGATTGTCGACGTGTTGTTGTACCGCGCCTAAATCAATGCCGTAATTCTGTGCCAGTTGGGCAAAATACGCCTGTTTATCGGCTGGACTACCATAGCGTAATTTGTGATCTGCCGCCATTAGTTCGCCAATGGCTTGATCTGGTGTAACGCCTAACTGCTGTAATGTTTGCGCGTAAGGCTGGATTGCTTTATCCATCGTATGCCCAAAGGTCGCCGCTTCCTTATATTGCGCGATACCCTTATGGACATCTGCCTCACGGCGTTGTATTTCCGCCTTAATGTCTGGCGGCAAAGTAGCCCATTGTGCAGCCGCTTCCTTTTTCCACGTATTAGGGGCTGCATCTGCGATAGTTTCAACAACTGGCGCAACTTCCCCAACTACTGGAGGCGTTGCCGCAAATTGACCTTTTTCATCACGTAATCGTGACGCTTTTTCCTCATCTGATTCTGGAGCTTTAATTTCTTCAACTGGTGATTCTTCGCGCTCACGAATACTTGCCAGTGTTTCGCGCAAAGTATCGTCAATTGATTTCTCAACTTCGACAACAGGTACATCATTTACAACTTCGGCGGTTGCGCCTTCATTGTTTAAATCCATGTCATGCTCCACGCATAAAATACAGCATTGTTAAATTCATTATACACATTTAAATACTATTGTTAAGTAGAGCTAACAATATCCGCAAGCGCCGCTTTCTTTTCATCTGGCATTGCTGCATAAGTGGTTCTTACTTCATGCTCTAGCGCCTTATCTTGCTTGAGTTCTGTTTCTGCTTTGCGTTTTGCTGCTTCGTTACGCTCACAGTTCATACCTTCCCATTCACGACAGCCCGAAACCTTAAAATCTTCACGGCGCTCTGAACGTGATGTGATCATTTTGCCTGTGGCAGGGGATTCGTAGGGTTGAATGTCAGAGATAACTGCCGCTGATTTACGCGGATTTTGGTGCATGTCAATCTTCGCGAGCCACATAGCTTGCAATTCTTTATCAGAAAGCTTTACTTTTTTGGCGGCATTCTGAAATGCGAACCATGAGATGCGATGATCTTCTGAAAAAAATTCGAATTCTGGCACTAGTTTTCCGCTCCGTAAATTGTTTCGTACTCCAACTTTATTGCTTGTGCATCCGCTAATGCATTATGAGGGGTAATTGACTTACTTGAATTGATATCACGTAATATTTCCATTGTTAATGGTGGGGTGTCTATTCTGTGACCAGCTAATGGGATTAACGCATCGCAGAAATACTTGATATCTTCAGGCCAGTCAGCTATTACATGAATTTTATCAAATTCACTTAGAAAATATTGCAGCGATTGATGGAAGTATTCGCGACTAATTGACTTTTTCCCTAGAACGGGAATTACATTTTGTAAAACCCATGCCTCAGGCTTTAAACATGGTAATACTTCATACCATTGCGACCCATTGCTAGCAACCAAGGCTAGTGATATCAATTCACCGCCAAACTCATTGAATTCGCAATCTATAAAGAGATTCATTCTTCATCACCTTGCACAGCTTGATTAGCCGCACTAATTTGTGCAGTCGTTATCGATGTATCGGCTGCAATCTCCGCCATTTCAATTTTTGTCTGATTGTTCATTTGGGTAATCATCCATTCACGGTCATGTTTCATTTGCTCAAGACGCGCATCAGATTCAATACGCTGACTTTCAAGCTGTGCATCATATTGAATTTGCATTTGGGCGCGTTGTGCTTCTAATTGGTTCTGGTGCTCATTCTGTGCTGCCTGTGCCTGTTGCTTAGATTGCTCAACCTGTGCATCGAGTTGCGCTTGTGTTTGCTGTAATTGCATTGAGTTTTGATGCTCTTGTTGCTGCAATTGTTGCGCCGCCTGAGCTTTAACTTGCTCAATCTGCGCCTGTCCCGCATTTGGATCCGCTGGTGGCTGTGGCGCTTGCATTTTCTCGAACGCATCTTCTACCGCTGAACCCATTTTAGCGCGACGAATAACAGACATCACCACTTCTTTCACCGCCTCAACTGGCAATGCGCCAAACTGAACGATTGGGGCCATGCCTTCCATGAATGATGTTAATCCGCCTAATAAGTCTTTTAAAGCGGCCATATCAATGTTTTGGCTTGCCGTTAATGTGCTATCCGTTTCAATGTCGATATGATAGGTGCGTGTCGCATCTTGCTTCATCGCTTCAATGGTTTGTTCCCATGTGATAACGTTTGGCTTTTGCGGTGGCTGCGCTGGCGGCTGACCTTGTTGTGGTGGCTGTATAGCTTGCTGTTGGTACTGCAGCATAGCTTGTTGATATTGCGCGTCGACTTCCGCTTGATGTGGCATATTAACCAGCGTCATTCCTTCAAGCGTTTCCATTTGGAACTTTTCGGAAATAACCTCAGCTTTTAAGCGGATCAAATCACGAATATAGCGTTGTACTTCACGCTGCATTCTTTGAAGGCGTTGCGTCCCCCATTGGGTTTTTAATTGTTGTGCGCCAAGCGTTTCTCCTGCGTCGGTAGCGGAACGCATGATGTCGCTGATACCAGTGATTTCAAAGATAATCTGCTTAGTTGCATCACGCTGCACATAAAGTTCACGCAATACATTTGCGGCTGCGTCAATTGGCATCATCCATATCGCATTGCCAATCCCGCCACGCTCACTCCATGCGGTAGCATTCTGAGCAGGGATTAACTCACCATCAGCCATTTTCATAAGCTGGTTTAATCCAGACATTGTACTGTCGTAAATACCACGAACTCGCAATGAATCGACCAGCTTATTAATGCGATTACTGATTTTGTTCAGTTCTTTGGCTTGCTGCTCATATTGCGTATAGAGTGCCGCTGGAATTAATGATTGATCGTTTTCAATTGCATAAAGTGGACGAGGTACAGGAAAGAAACCTTGTAATTCTAACGGGTCATCTTGCGATTTTAACGGCTTAGCGTAACCCAAAGAAATGAAGTGAACTTTCTTCTCATCCTTATCCCAAATCTCCCACACTTCTGCGGTCTTAAATAAATCACCTTCTTCTTTGGATTTATTGACGCTTTCAACATTTGTATCATCCATTGGCACAGCGTCGCCAATTTCTTGACCAAACTTTTCAACACACTCAGCGCGTGTTAAGCGGTGACGGAACGCGATTGCATACACTTCATCCCATGTTTTCGCTGCACATAGAATACGGAAATCATCCCACTGGACGCGCTCACAAACTACTTGCTCCCAGTCTATTTCCTCGTATGAATCATCATCCTGAATGTCTCCACTTAATTCAACGTCATCCGATTTTGATTCGCTTTCAATTGTGCGGAACTTTGGCATATAGCGAACGCGAGAAACTGACCGCCCAGCCAGCAACATAGCGAGAACATCGCCCTTTAGAACTGCGTCAAAGTCATATGTGTCCTGACTGAACTCTAACGCTCTCGTCAACACCTCACTTACCGCTTTGCCCAATGGGTCTTCGTCGCTATAACGCCGCTTTGCCTGCGGTTCTGGTAGCGAGTTATAGACTGATTGGCGCAACGTTTCTGTGTTTGTCCACAGAATATTGAAGCTATTTAAGGCTGGAGTGGTCGGGGTGTACTGCTTGTAAATCTTCTCAGCGATACCGCGCCATTTTTCCTCGCGACTATTTGCTAGGCCAATTTCAAGCTTCCATTGACGCACGATTGATTCAGGCGACTCGCCCAAATCCTTAGCTATCTCGATTGGGTTTATTGTTTCTTCACTCATAATTAGGCCAATATCCCTTCAATAGTCACATTTATAATGGCAGAATCCGCTTTCCGCACTGTAGGCCCCAGGATTAGCAAATTCGCCCCTTTCAACATTTGAACCGTTACGGTTTTGCCATCCGCCCCAATAGAAAAGCCCGAGTAAATAGGCTGATCATAGATATTTGCGGACAGAGAGCTACACTCTGCGCTGATTCGCGTTATCTGGGAAAATAATGCACTATTATCGGCTTTCTTTGCGATCACAATTAACAGACCATTCGCGTTGGTCGTTCCCGTAAATGTCTGCACACCCCGTAAGCTTAAATCCCTTATGCCGCCATTGTCATAATATTGCGGATTTGGTGCAAATGTTGCAATTCCGCGCAATGCCATATTAGCTACCACACCCTGTTGTGATATATAGCACCGATCCTACACTAGATGCGATCACAGACAAGCTGGTGATACCCGCTGGCGCTGAGATGACAGTTGCTGTATTTGGGAGTAATGGCATTGATGTGGTAATACTGGCGGTCACAGTACCGTATGCAATAAATACAGTTTGTGTGCCGATGTTTGTCAGTAGCATTGAGCCACCATCTGCACCAACGGCATTTCCTAGACTGATTTGAGCTGACGATGTTGTAACAGTAGCATTGACTGTACTTGCTGCGCCGCCCGTAGGTTGGAATGGGTAATCCTGCTGCATATTTAATCCTCGTAGCGCTTGCTGCGCTGATTGGCAATCATTTGATCTATTGTACGATGTTGTGGGTAGAGTATAGGTGTATTTTCTTTAGTTTTATACTCCTCGCTCCATGCAATTGCAAGGTATCTAAAAGCATCTGCGCCGTGGCTTGTCCAGTCATGGAGTGGCTTATCTTTAAAACACTGCCTATCCTCATCCCATTCACGCTGATAGTTCTTTAAACTAGATAATCCAAATGCTGTTTTATCTAAATCAAATTCGCATAACGGCAATACCGAACGCACCGCCATAATGCCATCTTGAACCGATAAACTTGGCACAATACGAACATTGTTCTGACCAAACGCCGCCCATGCCTTCTCTTGAATTGATTTTCCGCCGCTTGCTAGTGTTTTAGCTCTTGCGTCATGCGGCAGTGAAAATTTACCATATTTATAGCTTACTCGATGCGCCGATTCCTGTAAGAGCTCACCGTATCTAGGCTTTTCTAGGGTAAATTCCCAATTTTTATTTAATACCTTTCTGCCCATTATTTGCTCCACATAATGAGTCATATCTTTTCCGTTTGTTCCGTAATATTCCAATATTTTTAATCTGCCAGCTATGACCTGATAAAACCATATTCCAGTGTCATCATTAAAACCTAAATCCCACGCGGTATGGACTGGATGATCTGGATTATGCGGAACCGCAGTGAATCGACCATCTATCTCAGCATGCTTTAGCTCTATCGCATAATATGACCCGCGCACAAATGTTCTGTATTTACCTTCCCAGATGTGTGGATAGTCTTCAGGTCTCTCTATTTCATCACGCTGTCTATCGCGCTCTAACTTAGCTGGGAACTTGGGATTGTCGCGCCAATTTAACTCAGCTATTTTAATGAGTGGGTCATTTGCGTTTCTATAGCGCTTTTCAACTGCGGCATTTTCTCTTGCAGGATTCCATGTGATCCATAATTCTGCGTTCCAACCTTCCCCTTCCTCTCGTAGCGTCGGGATAAGGATTTGAAACGCCTCATCTGTAACTGGCTCCGCTTCATCAATCCAGCACAACAACAGCCGCCCTTTTGACTTAATGCTCGCAATATTTCGATCAAGCCCAGCGAACGCAAATTGAATGCGCCCATCTCTCGATTTAATATAATTATCACCAATAACGTAATATTCCAATAGCCACGGCTCATCCTCAATCGCTCGTTTAATTTCTTCGAGTGATGAGTCCGCCAGCGAATTCATGAATTGACGTGCACACAGAATAATACCACTAGTTCCGCTTGTTCCGAACCGATAACCCTCAACCGCTGCCATCTTTGCAAATGAGCGCGTCTTAGCTGAACCACGTCCGCCGTAAGCGCCGCGTATGTCAGCGCTTCCAGAAAATACAGGGATTAGTTTTTTAGGTAGTGAAATACTAGCAGTCGTCATGCATTGCCACTAATTCAATGCGAGAAATATTAATTTTACTTTCATCTTTGGCTGAGTCTTTATCAATACCGTATGCTTCTCGCTCCAACCCAATTAGAGTCTTTTGCGCTTCAGCTAATTTCTTTGCACAGTCAATTTTATGTTGCAGTGAAATATCATCAATTGGAGCTTCAAGTTGTGAAGTTAATTGCATTATTAATTGACGTAATTTAGCAACATCTTTTCTATGCCCCAGTTGAATGTCTGCAACTTTAATGGCATTAGTTTCAATAATTACTTTTTCTGATATTTTGGCAACCTGTGTGGCAACTGCCGCCCTGGCAACCAAAGAATCTGCCTTTGCTTTAACCTTCGCAGCTAAATCCCTATCCCACCCGTTGGTCTTTGCGCGTTTTTGAATAGCTGTATGTGAAACTGATTGCTGAGATGCGATTTCACGAACTGACATTATGCCAGCCCTATAATCAAATTCTAATCTCTCCCAGTCTGGCAAGACTTTTTCACTCATTTAAATCACCTTTCTTTATAAGGGTAGCCCTATAAATTTAGTTTAGCATAGGTTTTATTGTTGAACCCTAATATCTCTTAACCGCTGCAATAGTTGGTTGTTTTGAATTACACTTTTTTGTATTTCTTTTCTGTACTTAATAATTACATTTTTGAAAGCGGACTTTAGTAACTCTCTTTTCCGATTAAGGTCTCGTCTTTTTAACCCTCGATAATATGATTTATTCATTTCATTTCTTCCGATAATTCGCCTAAATCAATCTTGCTAGATTTTACAAAGCCTTTCATCTGGTTTGCCGCAACATCATTGCGATACATTTCATTCTGTTTGTACACAGTCATTCCACCTTTCATTTCATTGACCCATTGATTTTGAGAATCCGCCCTCATTCTCTCATATTCACTACACATAACTCTCACTCCTAATGGTTTGATGGCTTACTTATTTTCGCTTTGAATATAAGCTGTAAGTAAATCAACAACAATCTGCTGCACTGAATAAGCCTCAAATTCGACAGAAGGTTTATCTTCGTGCATTCTTTCCATTATCTGCTGATGTACATGGATAGCTTCATGAACAATGGTTGCGTGAGCCTCAGCAACAGTAAAACTTGATAAGTCTCCAGCTTCTACCACACAAACGCGCTTAACATCATCAAATATCGTACATTGCGCTGTAGTTGTCATTGAGAGAAAAGTAAGCGTATTTTTACCAATCAATTTATCTAATTGCTTCTGACTTCTAACAAGTGCATATTTCACATGACCAAATGGTGAATAGTACCAAGTTGGTTTGTATTTTATACTCATGCATCTCTCTCTCATTCACCATCACACGAAGCATATTGCCGGGTTGCAACTCTCTCACCTAATAAATGGATGACTAACAATATGCTTCTGTCATGGTTGTCCGTAACGTGGACAAGTCGTTTTATTTACTTTCTAATTCTGCTTTTTGCTAACTCTACCGCACTAATAACATCCGATCTTTTTAACCAATTATTTATATCGCTTAGCGTGCGATATTTATCACTTCTTGCCTTCTGTGGCAAATTAGCAAGAGGCAAAGATAAATCCTTATTCCCTAATATCTCTCCCATCGCCCATTCTGACAAACCAATCATTTCCGCCATTTCCTTTTGGTTTAAGCATGGCGGCCTTACTTTGTGTTTCTTTGGCGCTCCAATTGACAACCTCATCTGTATCACCCCTTAATTATACCACTTTATTTTGAAACTAATGCTTTGTTGAATGCGATTAATGCCTCTGCGTGTTCGATTGCTGATTCTATGGATAAATGAACCCAGCCCAATCCAAGCCATCTCAAATCAATTACAGGCGTATTTTTTGACCATTCGCAACCAAAAACATTATCTTTTTCACCAAACGAAGGTATCCAGTACGCAGTCTTATCCGCTGGCACAACACTCTCGGGCTCATCAAACTCAAACTCACCCAGCTTAATACGGCGTTTTGGTTTGGTGTCGCCGATGTGGTATTTATGTTTTGGATTAAATTGTAAGTCGCGATTAGCGCCATCACTCACGCACAAATACTTTCCAATTCCATCATACTGACACCAAACCTTCTGAGCAATATCCTTCACCCATTGCTCAATGATGGCTTTGTGTGGGTGTTCGTTACCCAGTTTTACTGAATTTTCACACATTTTTTCGTTCCTTTAAGTTATTCATCCACTCGTCAATTTCTCTAACACTATCGCCCGACCACTCTACGTTATGCTCAGTGCCAAATGCGTAAATTAACTCTACCAGCTCACTAAAAAACGATTTACTCATCGCTCTGGTGGATTTCCCGATTAACA